TTTGAAATACTAGATGATAATCATGTAATACCTAGACACTTATTTGAAGTGGTAGAATTTTAAGGAGAACAACAATGAATAAATATATAGCACCTCTATGTCATCACTTTGAAGGGTGTAAACTAGAAGCATACCTTGATGGTGGTGGGGTCGCAACTATAGGCTTCGGAGCTACATATTACCAAGATGGTTCTAAAGTTAGATTAGGTGATACCATAACTCAACAAGATGCTAACATACTATTTGATTATCACATAACTGAATTCACTAAAGGTGTGTTAAAAATAGTGGAAGTACCTCTTACAGACTATCAGGAAGCCGCTCTTGTGTCTTTAGCTTACAACATAGGTTTGACTAGGTTTAAAGACTCAACACTACTTAAAGAGCTTAATAGGGGAGATTACGAAGGTGCAGCCCAACAGTTTAAAATGTGGAGGCGTGATAATGGTAAAATTGTTAGTGGGTTGGTTAGGCGTAGAGTGAGTGAAGAAAGGTTATTCAGAGGTAATACTACGGATTATATTATACCTGAACTGCCTAAGAATTGGATGATGTACTATTATGGGGAGTAGTTAATGAATAAGTACTATAAACTTTTAAAATACTGGTGGTGGTATAACTTTATTGTACATAAGGATGGTAAACATAAACTACTAGACTACAAAACATATTACTATAGTGGTAGTCATTGGTTAATAGACTCGAAGTATTTAGCCAATAAAATGAAGTATAAGTTTAGATTATGCGAGGGATTATTTAAACGTAAATAAAGTGTTGACATAGAAAATTAGGCGTGTAAGAATAACCTTTAACTTAAGATGTTGTTATACGGCGACTCAATATAAGGATTTAGTAATGGAATTTACATTTGGATTTACAAACCCAACAGTTGTTGAAGTTACAAACAGACAGCAACATGTTGAATACAAAATAAAGAGTGGACACTCCGCTGACGAGCAAGAAGTTAGGGCGGCAGTTGGTAACGCCTTACGAGGTACTTACGCCCATAGTTATAGTGGGTGGTATTATGAAAGAAAGCCAGCAATAGAGAGAATGGAGCGAGACATTGATTACTTAAAACAGCAGTTGAAGGAATTGGAATTCGCACTAAAAGTTACAAAGAAACGAAATTGGAAAGCCATATAACAAGGTAAATAAGAGGCTACGCTGTTTGTATGCCTTGTTATAAATCACGGAGATTGTTAATTATGAACAAAAAAGAGATTAGACACGCATTTAACGTTTTGATTACACATGCAGAAAACGCTAAATGTGTTGATCTTCATCCCCCGAAGAAGTGGACGCACTCACATGATGAGTTGTGTCCTGCTGCTTACAATATACATAAGCAAGCGAATATATTGCGAGACTATATGAAGGTTAATGATTTACAACGCTTAATTAAGAGGATTGAAACACGTTGGGAACCAACTGTTGAAAGTCCTTCTGTAACTACTTGTTAGGTTAATTTAGTTACAAGCCTAGCAACAATAATTTTAATTTAAAATAGGAGAGTAGAAAATGACGGAAACTTTACTTAATATAAATATAAGTTACACACATGCCGCTTTATTATTTGGATTTGTGGTTGGACTGTTTTCAGGTTACTTCCATGCTAAAAATAAGTTTGAGTGATTACTTCTTATCAAAAAAGTAAGCACCTATTATAAGTATTAATATGCCAGTTGTTAACGAGTGATTAAATATTATTTTAAATAATTTAGGTTGCTTCTCTAGATGGTTTAAAGCTTCCCGAGCAGAGTTATTAAGTATGTTAGCAGTATTACCTTTGTAAACCCTTACGGCTGAACTTAAAATTCTTTACGCCTAGAATTACTTAATTTAGTACTATAAGCATCCTCTAGTGCTTTTTCTATATCAATTAATAATGGTGCTTTATCTTCTGGCATATTTTTCCTTGGTGACTGAATAAACGTAGTTAATAAGGTAACTACAAAAGAGTAAATGAATATAGGTATTAACCTAACGCCTAGTTAAGAGGATTTAACAGAGTTGTTTAGCTGCAAGCTAACTGTTAAATTCCTTTTGAACTACTTGTTACACTAATTAGAAACTAAAGGAGAAATAGACTGAACATTACATTATTTTATAATGAAGAACATTTATGGAGAGCTGTATCAATTAATAACTCTAATAATAGTTTATTACAAAACCTAATGACATTAGAACAGGCTGAAAAGGAGTTAGTGTCTATTATGTCAGAGAACTTAGATGATTTATCTATAATAAGTTTAGGAGGTATCTTCTTTGTACCACAGATTATATCAGACTTAGAGCAATATGATGATATAGGTATTATGGTACATATTATGATACCAGCATCATATGAGAATAAGAAAGAAGATTTGAAGAGTGTGGTTATTAGTGAAGATTTTAGAGAACATTAAATAAAGGGTGGACTAATCTCATAGGTTAATGTAGTGTTGACCCTACTATAAATTAGGGAGGTTTATAATGAGTAAATATAACAAGCTATTGTGTTATTTATTACTAATAATAATAACATTGGGGTTTACAGTAACACACTTTAATGATAGAATAACTAAATTAGAAAGTACTGGTAATTTAACAGTTATATGTAGTAAATTTAGATTAAGAAATAATACTCACAATTATGAGGGGCATGATTGTTTTATATTAGGAATAAATAATGACATACAATAAAAGCCTATTTAAGTGGGCAGGAGGTAAGGGTAAGGCACTAAAGCATATATTACCTATATTAGAAAAACATAAATGTAAAACTTTAGTAGAACCTTTTATAGGTGCAGCTAATATATCATTAAATTTTGATACCGATAACTATGTGTGGAATGATATTAATCAATATCTAAGTAACACTTATAAATTGTTACTAAAAGGTAATGAAGCTCAAGTAGATAATTATATAGAAGATTGCTCAAATTTATTTAAAAGAGGTTACGGAGACTATTACCAAATAAGAGATATGTTTAATAATAAACAAACTAGCTTATATGAAAAGCTTGTTATCTTTCAATATTTAAATAAAATGTGCTTCAACGGATTATTTAGAACTAATAAAAGTGGGGTTTTTAATGTACCAGTGGGTACTATTAAGAAAAATATACCTAGTGTACCTATCGAAAATATTAAACTATTAAGTTCTCGTCATGGTGGCAACACAAAGATACTATGTGGGGACTATGAATCCGTCTTTAAGAGGGCGAAACTAAGTAGCGACTGTCTTATATATTGTGATAGCCCTTACGCACCTTTAACAACAGAATTTAAATATGACGCTAAAAGTTTTAATAAAGAAGACCACATTAAACTTAAAGAGTTAGCTAAAGAAAGCAAACATACAACAGTGCTTAGTAATCATTGGACAGATTTCACAAAAGATCTTTACAAAGACGCTGATGAGTTATATACTTTTGAAGTACAAAGAACTATATCCTGTAAAGGTGGTGGTAGAAAGAAAGTTGAAGAAGTTGTAGCTGTTTATTTAGGGGAGAACTAATGATAAATGAAACTAAAGAATTACTTGAAGAATATGAAAAATTATGTAAGAATAGGGACTGGTATTATCACTACTCAGATGATATGGGTGTTTGGAGGAGAGGTTGTGAAGTAGATGCTAGATGTAAATATATAGTTAACTACTTAGGACAACTTGGGTTATCAGATAAGACTAAAGAGATTAGTAAAAAATATTCACCATTTTAGGTGAGAATAACTTAAGTACTAATACTAAATACAACAAAGGAGAAATGAATGAAAATAATTGAATTATCATTAGCTAGAAATTATGTAGCTAACTGGACTCTAGTAGATGCCATTAGAGAATTAATTGCTAATGCTTTAGATACTGGTGATGCAGATATATACTGGTCAGGTAATACACTAAGTATACAAACATATAGTGGTGCTATACCTGTGGAACACCTATTACTAGGTAGTGGTAGTAAATCTGAGGACACAGACACCATTGGGCAGTTTAACGAGGGTTTAAAATTAGCCTTACTTATTATTGCCAGAGAAGGTATTAAGAACTCTATTACAAATGGGGATGAAACTTGGACACCCTATATAACTAAGTCAGATACTTTTGGCATTGATTGTTTACATATTAATATTGACGGTTATGTAGATGGTGAGGAACATGAGAGTGATGAGGTTACTTTCATACTAGAAAACCTACCTTTAGATGTAGTAACCTCCGTTAAAGCTAGAAATTTATGTTTCCATGATGACTTAGATTTAATAGAGACTGCCAATGGGGATATCATCAAAGATGACTACATGAAAGGTCAAATATTCTGTGGTGGGGTGTGGGTGTGTGAAGATAGTAAGTTTGATTATGGGTACAACTTTAATACTGATATCCTCAAACTTGACAGAGATAGAAAAACAGTTAGTACCTTTGATATATCGTATCAGACTAAAGAGTTATGGAGATTGGTTGATGATGATAATTCAGAGGATTTAGTTAGTGCTATTATTAGTAGCAAAGAAGATACAAGATACCTAAACCACTATACATATTCTATCTCAAAGTCAGTAGCTAATAGCGTGTTAGCTGAGGTATCAGATGAACTAGATGAGGACACTGTTATTGTAGGTAGTTATGATGAACATGAGTCCTTAAGAAGTTCAGGAGTTAAATCTAAGTATATCAGTAATGAAACTGTAATTTCTATTATTAAAAAGGCAGATAACTATAAGAATCCACAAGATTATATAACAAAAAGTTTAAATCCCATGGATATTTTAGTTGACTTTGCTGATGAATGGGGTGATAATATGGACTCTGACTTGGCAGAGGCTTACCAAGAAATGTTAACTAAACTAGAAAATTTAATTTAAAACTAAAATAGGAGAAATAAAATGAGCAATTCAATTACAGTACAGGACTTTTACTTATTAGACCAAGACTCTAACTTACCTACAGAGCAATCAGTGGTGGCAGTATTTAAGGATGTGGTATCAAGTGATGGTGACGCTTTAACTATTCAACAATTATTAATTGATAATGATATTAAAGCTAAAATTGAAGCACATAATAGTAAACGTAAGGAGTTAGTGAATAAGGGTATTTTAGAACGTACAGGTAATAAAGTTAAATTAGAAGGTATCAGTATTAAAAACTTAACTTGGTTAGCTAAGTAATAAAATTTCGATGGCTAGTGTGTGGTCTGAACCGTTGGAAACAGCGGTATCGAAACGGTGAATTACGTGTCACCGTATACACAACCACAGCCAGAGTTGTGAACTGGTTAAAACACCACACCTAAACTATGATGGTTGAGAACGTGAGAACAGCACGTTGAATTAGGGTAAAATCCGAGTTGTTGGCGTAACCAACTAACCTTGCATTAATGTTGTTGGCGGAAGTTTGATGTAGTGAAGAATGAACGAAAGCCAACTGTAGACAATCAATTTTAAATACCTTGTTATAAGGCATAAACACAAGAGGTATAAACAAGTGAATGTTTTAAGTTTATTTAATGGGATGAGTTTTGGTTATATGGCGTTGCAAAGTTTAGGCAAGCCAATAACTAACTACTACAGTAGTGAGATTGACAAGTACGCGAACCAAGCTACACAAGTGATGTTCCCTGATGTAATACAATTAGGTGATTTAACCAAGTGGAAAGATTGGGGTATTGATTTAGGCAGTATTGATCTCTTACTCGCTGGGTTTCCTTGTCAAGCGTGGAGCACGGCAGGTAAACAAAAAGGAAATGACGATCCGCGAGGTGCATTAGTGCATGATTTGGTTGCTATATGGGAGGAGATTAAAAAGCGTAATCATAATGTGAAATTTATGTTTGAAAACGTAAAGATGAAAAATGAGTTTTTAGACTATATTAACAACTTATTTGGCGTTAAGCCTATTTGCATTAACAGTTCGTTAGTAAGCGCGCAAAACAGAGAGCGTTATTATTGGACTAATATTGCAAGAATTGAGCAACCAGAAGATAGAGGCATTTATTTTACATCGGCACACTGCGCAGGAAGAAAACCTAGAATTGTAACTAGAACAAGGAATAACAAAACAAACTGCATTACAGCTAACTACTTCAAGGGTTTGGATGCGGATAGTAGGCCGGGAGTTTGTGGTGTTGAGTGTTTAGGTTTGGATTACCACAGCGCCAGAAAGAAAGGCTTTAGAATGCTGACACCAAGAGAGTGTTTTGAGTTACAGACAGTGCCAGAGAAGTACATTGATATATTGTTAAGTTCAGGCATTAGTAATACGCAATTATATAAAATGGCTGGCAATGGTTGGACTCATGACGTTATCACCCATATACTTGATGCCTTATAACACTGTATTTACGTGCAAAATGCCTTCTTTCTACAAATGCAAACCGTTGATAACTAACGATTATGAGCGGTTTAATGTAGAAAGGAGGCAAATACTCAAACTGTAAATTTATACAGCTTCAACTGCTCATCTGGTCGGATTTGTTATTACTTGATTTAGTGTTACATTATATTTTTAAATTGGAGAATAAAAATGTATAAAACATATACTTTTGATAATAACTTAAATATTTCAAATGGTTTTGTGGTGCCAGTGAAAGATGTGCCAAAGGGCAAAGATATAAACACGCTAAAAGCTTACACTGATAACACATGCAGCACATCACTACCTATTGATGTTGCAGATTTTATTAATAGTGGTGTTGTTTATGTAAGAATTAGTAAAGAGTACATTACTGATGGTCAAGCATCTTTTTATTTAGATTTTAATGGTAATACTTCTGATATTAGTTTAAATGTTTGGAATAAGTATGAAATAATAGTGTAAAATCACTAAATATAATCAAAGGAGGAATAGTATGAAAATACAAAAACCAAGTAATGACACCGTGATTATTATTTCAGTTTGGCTTTTATTATATGTATTGCCATCTTTTTATTTTATTTTAAAGTATAATTAATAACAATTTTTAAAGGAGAACTAATATGACAACACAAGATTACATTGACGCATTTAACCAAGGTAGT